CGATGCGATGAAGGAAAAGGCAGTAAGCGGAGCGCCAAGCGGTAAGCCATACCTAGACCAGACCGAGGGCAATGTGCTGGGCCGAGCCAAGACGCCACAGAGCGGACTACGCGACCGTGAGCCCAGCGAAACCCGCAACCGCCGCAGCGTCTGGACGGTTGCCACCCGCCCCTACAAGGGCGCGCACTTCGCCACGTTCCCGCCTGACCTCATTGAGCCGTGCATCCTCGCAGGCTCTCGTCCGGGGGATGTTGTTCTCGATCCGTTCATGGGATCAGGAACCACTGCTCAGATAGCTTTAAAAAATGACCGTCAATATCTCGGCTGTGAATTAAATCCTGAATATAAAAAGCTTCAGGATGAGAGAATAGAGAAGGCGATAATTGCCAAAAATGAACAATCTGCCCAGATGGAATTGTTGAATGACCTTTGATCTATTCAACACTCCGAAGGTTGATGTGCCATACTCACATTCCGAAGAATACCGGCATAGGTGCGAGGTTCGATGGTTAATCGCAGAAAGAATTCGACGCGGCAAGGATGGGAAGATGTGGTTGCGCGGTTATCTCGAAAAAGTCCCGCTGCGAAGAGATCGGTTGGAGAAGGACATAAAGAAGCAGTGGCTACTGGGAAACCGCGGAGAGCCAAGTCACTGGGCAGTCAGCTAGAGCTGCAGTTTGAGTTGCAGCTAAGACAGGCGGGTATTTTTGGGTTCAAGCGGGAGTATAAGTTTCATCCCGGAAGACGGTGGCGATTTGATTTTGCATGGGAGGGATTGAGAGTTGCGGTTGAGATCGAAGGTGGCGTTTGGTCTGGCGGCCGGCATACTCGCGGCTCTGGGTTTGAGGCGGATTGCGAAAAATATAACGAGGCGGCGAGGCTAGGATGGGCCGTCTACAGATTCACCGGGAACATGGTGAAAAACAGCGTGGCTATTAATTTGATCAGCGAGGTGATGCGTGGATATAGACCCCAACAAGGCAGTCAATTACCTGCTCAAGAATGCGCCCTTGTACGCCAAGGCAAAAGCAGAGCGGGTATATCTCGAAGAATTCCGAAAGACAAAGAAGGCGATCCTGTTTCGTGAGTCTCCTGAAAAGACGATAGCGGAGCGCGAGCACTGGGCCTACTCTCATCCGGACTACCAAGAGTTGCTGGAAGGCATCCGAGAGGCTGTAGAAATGGAAGAGAAGCTGCGATGGGAGATGGTAGCCGCTCAGGCTAGGATTGAAATCTGGCGCTCTCAAGAAGCTTCTAATCGAACCGTGAATAAGGCATTCCAATGAGATACCTCCGGAACATGGATGCGATACAGGTTGCTGGTGGACGCAAAGAGCTTGCTGAGATTCTGAGCGTGCGGCACATGGCGGTGAAAAAATGGAATGGGCTAGAACCGGTTGATCCGAAATACTGGAAAACGCTGATAGAACTGTTCCGTCCTATTTTCGTCAAGCAAGGAATTTATGTCGATGATGTTTCCCAAGGAAAAGCCTTACCGCAACGAGAAGCTGCGGCGAGCGGTAGCGTCTCTGCCGTGTCAGATATGCGGGATCGAGGGCAGGACTCAGGCCAGTCACAGCAACCAGCAGCGTGACGGTCGAGGGATCGGGCATAAGACGCATGACTTTCGTCTGGCCGCCCTCTGCGACACCTGTCATTACTCGATTGATTACGGTAAAGACATGAGCAGGGAGCAGAAGGTGGAAGCTTGGGAGGATGCTCACCGTAAGACGATAGGCCAGCTATTCTTGCTCGGGCTGGTGGACGTCGTATAAAAGGGGTAATATTCCTATGCGGCGCTTTCCTCCCCCTTGTGCGCCGTACGCTGGTTGCCCCTGCCGATACCCTCCTCCTCGCCGGCAGGGGCTTTTTTTATCTTTAAATTCCTTTACAAAATAGTTGTTGCCTTGATATTCGGGAATCCGTATAGTTTGAACCGTAGCACGACGCTACGTTAATCAGGAGACTGAAATGAACAAGATCGACGAGTTGGCGATGAAGGTTAAGCAGGCCGAGGCTCTGGAAGCCGAGATTAAGAAGCTCAAGGGCGAAGTCGCCAACGCCTACGGCGAAGGCAAGCACGCCGGCGAGCAGCACAGCGTCCTTGTGACGCTTTACCAGCGGTCGACGGTAGCTTGGAAGAAGGTGGCCGAGCAGGCGTCGGTCCCGGCTGAAATCATCGCCAAAAATACCAGCACGACGTCGATCATTAAAGTCGAGGTGAAAGCGTGAAAACTGAAACGCTTCTGGAGGCGATAGGAGCGTTTTTCCTATTCGCCTTGGCTTCCGGGCTATTCGTAATGCTCGGACTCTTTCTGGGGCCGCTAATCGCGCCCTAGACCCATCAACGGGCGAAAGCAGATTCTGCGCGCGTCGTCCTAGGCGACAGGAACTACGCCAGCGCACAGTGCAGCGAGTAGCCCACCCTTTTGAGGAAAAAACAATGAGCCGTTTCCACAATATCCGTGACTGGGCTGAGGCTCGGAATCTGGTAGACGGGAGTGATCCCAAAAGCCAGTACGTCAAGCTGATTGAGGAGGCCGGCGAACTGGCCGCGGCAATCGCCCGGAACAAACAGGCCGAAGCGCTGGACGCCATCGGGGATATGGTCGTTGTCCTGACGATTCTCGCCAGCCAGCTCGATACCACCATCGAGGAGTGCATCGAGGGAGCATGGCACGAAATCAAGGACCGGAAAGGCCGCATGGTGGACGGGGTTTTTATCAAGGAAGCCGACCAGTAGCCGTTACAAAACTCATACAAAATAGTTCTTGCAAGGTATTCGGAAAGGCGTATTATTGAGTCTGTAAATCGACGTTATTGGGTGAATAAAATCATGATTTTCTACATTTGTGTTGACCATAAAGACGGCGTGTTCGACTGCCAGACAAGCCTCAAAGACGCCATTCGAGCAGTTGATGAATGGACGAAAGAAGGTGAGGTGCACCGAGTGGATGTAACCGTTTCTGTGGAAAACACTCGACGCTTGTTGGGTAATCTTGGTGGTTACGCCAAAAATTTTAAGTGCGTCTACATCAAAAAAATGTCTTGACAGGTACTCGGAAAGGCGTATTATTGCACCTGTAGCGCGTTGCTACGTTCAGGAGACAGAGATGACAAAGATCGAATCCAAAGTGTGCGGCATCCCTTGCATCATCGCAGTCCACGGCTACATGGCCGGCTCTTACAGCTACGCAGCAGGCAGCGACGTCGACTATTACGGCGCCAGCGAGTGGGAAATTCTGGATCGCCGCGGTCGTCCTGCTCCTTGGCTGGAGCGTAAGGTCACTCCGGCGATTGCGTCGGATATCGAAGAGCAAATCAACTCTGTGATGGGGAAATAACATGGATCACATTGACGAAATCATCACGAAGGTTCGTGGCGTCAAACGAGAGCATCTCATAGAGTTTCTGAAAATGGTCGAGAACATGCCGACGAGTCCTGATCCTGTTCTTGTCGGCACTCTTGCTGCGAAGGCATTCCTTTTCGCAACAGACATAAAACACTTCGGAGTCAACAATGATTAAGGCAGAATGGCACGGCCATGTCTGGGAAGCCTACCTCGATGAAAACCCCGAGAATGGATGCAGGACATAGACCGAGCAACCAACGGCGCTGTTATAAAGGCGATGAGAGTCTGGGAAGAAAAGGTAAATTCCTGAATAATAAGAAATAATCCAAAATCGCCGCCGAAAAAAATGAATTGGAAGCACTTCCAATTGCCCAAATCAGGACTGGAAGCACTTCCAATTGGAAGCACTTCCAATGTTGCGGGTGAGGGCTATGGCATGTAAAAATCCCAACCTAACCGAATTAGGGATTGACCATGCCCGAACCGCGCCAAAAAGGGGATCAAGCCGCTAAAATTGAAATGCTGGCGGTAGATCAACTGATTCCATTCATTAATAACAGTCGAACGCACGACGACGCCCAAGTCGCCCAGATAGCCGCAAGCATCCGTGAGTTTGGCTTCACCAATCCAATCCTAATAGACGGCGATAACGGAATCATCGCCGGCCATGGTCGACTGCTCGCCGCAAGAAAGTTAGGGCTTACTAACGCTCCATGTATTAGGCTCGCGCATCTGACGGAGGCTCAAAAGCGGGCCTATGTCATCGCGGACAACAAGCTGGCCCTAAATGCCGGTTGGGATACGGACCTCCTGCTGCTGGAAATAAAGGGCTTAGACGAGCTTGGATTCGACCTTAGCCTGACGGGCTTTACGCCGGACGAGATCGCCGCTATGGCCCCGGAAGAGGCCACGGAGGGGCTAACCGACGAGGATGCGGTGCCGGAGGTTCCTGCGGAGCCTGTAACAAAACCGGGAGACGTCTGGGTGATGGGGAGGCACAGGCTAATGTGCGGGGATAGTACGAGCGTGGATGCGGTGGAAAAGTTGATTGCCGGGGAAAAAATAGAAATGGTTTTTACTGATCCCCCGTATAACATTAACTATCAAGACATGAAAAAAGAACATGAAAAAATAAAAAACGACAAAATGGATGATAATTCGTTTCTTGATTTTCTTCGCAATTCAATTTATCCGTGTGATGTGATGTATGTTTGCTGTTCTTGGCAATACGCTCATCTTTTTAAGCAGGTTATGTCAGAATTAGATCGTCCCGCAAAAGCGATGATCGTATGGGATAAAGTGAATCCCGCTCAAAATCTTGATCTTTACTTTAAGCAGCACGAAATTATTTTTTATCATGGTCCTTTCGGCGGCCAGAAAACTATTAGGGGCGATATATGGCAAATAAAACGACAGAAAAATACAGTTCACCCTACGATGAAGCCGGTAGAGCTAATTGAAATTGCTCTTAAAGATCATATAAATAAAAAAACTGTTTACGATGCTTTTGGGGGAAGTGGAAGTACCATGATTGCCTGTGAAAAGATTGGAAAAAAATCTTTTCTCATGGAACTCGACCCAAAGTATTGCGACGTAATAGTAAAGCGCTGGCAGGAATTCACCGGAAAGCAAGCTGTCCTTGAGCAAACCGGAAAAACCTTCGACGAGGTTAGTAATGGCTAACAAACTTGAAAATCCGACGGCAAAAAAGAATGGCCACGGCGGCGCTCGTCAGGGAGCGGGTAGAAAGGCGTTTACTTTCACGGAAGCCGAGAGGCAGCAGGTAGAGGCGCTATCGGGCTATGGGCTTCCGCAAGATCAGATCGCCGTCCTTATCCGTGATGGGATTGGAGTTGATGCCTTGCGGACGCATTTCCCGAATGAGCTGATGCGCGGGAAAGCAAAGGCGAACGGGAAGATCAGCCAGACGCTATTCCAGAAGGCTATGGGCGGAGATACGACCGCGATGATCTGGTGGACGAAAACGCAGATGCGCTGGTCTGAAATCCAGAAGCATGAGCTTACCGGGAAGGATGGGGATGCCATCAAGACCGAGAACGCCACGTATGACAAGCTGCACGCTATTCTCACGAATATTGAGCTAAACAAGCGTGCGGAGGAGTGATGTAATTCTTCCGGAAGAATTTAATTCCCTTCCGGAGGATCAAAGGGAAGCTTGGCTTGCCCGCTTCGCTTGGGTGGGAAAGGCCCACAAGCATCAAATAGCGCCGCATGAGAATTGGTGGTCTATCTGGCTTCTACTGGCCGGAAGGGGAGCTGGAAAAACGAGGACGGCCGCCGAGCAGATATGGTGGTGGGGATGGAATGAACCCGGCGCTCGGATACTGGTCGCCGCTCCTACGTCCGCCGACGTTCGGGCTACGTGCTTTGAGGGCGATTCCGGGCTGATGAATGTGATACCGGGATCAATCATTGCCGACTACAACCGAGCTTTCCATGAGATAAAGCTAAAGAACGGAACGCTGATTAAGGGCATCCCGGCTAGCGAGCCTGAACGCTTCCGCGGCCCTCAGTTCGGGATAGCTTGGTGCGATGAGTTGGCCGCGTGGGATTATCTGGACGAGGCGTGGGATCAGATTATGTTGTCTGTCCGACTCGGCCAAAGAACCCGGATTATCTGCACGACCACGCCAAAGCCCAAAGACCTGATCATCGACCTAGTGGGAAGAGAGAACGAAGATGTAGTGGTCACTCGGGCGTCGACCTACGCCAACATCAAGAACCTCTCGCAGAACTTCCAGAAGCAGATTCTGCAGTATGAGGGAACGAAGATCGGCCGGCAGGAGATTTACGCAGAGATCATTGATCCGGAGGAGTCCGGCATCGTCAAGCGGGATATGTTCCGCCTCTGGCCCGATAAAAAGCCCTTCCCGAAGTTTGAGTACATCGTGCAGTCCTACGACTGCGCGGCTTCCGAAAAGACGGCTAACGATCCCACGGCTTGCCTAGTCTTTGGCATGTTCAAGCCTATGGACGGTCCGATGTGCGTGATGGTCATTGATGCTTGGCAAGACCATCTCCAGTATCCCGATCTGCGCCCGAAGGTCATCGAGGAATACCGGGTGAGCTACGGAGAGGAGGGGAAGGGTAAGCGCGTTGACCTGATTCTAGTCGAGGATAAGTCTGCCGGGATTAGCCTGATCCAAGACCTGCAGAGGGCGCACCTTCCCGTCCGTGGATACAATCCGGGAAAAGCGGACAAGATGCAGCGGCTTAACATCGTCTCGAACATCATCGCCGCGGGCAGGGTATGGATTCCTGAGAGCAGCAACCGGAAAGGCTACGTCCGGGACTGGGCTGAACCGTTCGTCAGCCAGATATGCGCCTTCCCCGAGACGACGCACGACGATTTCGTCGATGCGTGTACGCAGGGGCTTCGATACTTGCGGGACAGTGGGTGGCTAGAAATTGACCCTCCTCCTGCGTATGATGACGATGAAATAGACGAGTACCGGCCGAAGCGCGTCAATCCTTATGCGGTATAGAGGCGACACGATCAATGATCGAGATCAGATAGGATGGCAGCTAGTCCCGTTATTCAGGCCGCCCAATGACTGGGATGTAAAGGCCGCGCCGATAGAGTGCTGTATATGCGAGACGTCCATATGCGACAAGGGCGGCCCGAGAATAGGCGCCTACTGCTTCCAGTGCGCCCCGGAGAATGAGCATGCCGAAAACCAAAACGATCCAGTCTCTGATTGACGAAGCACTCAAGACGCGCGGAAAGTACGGCGCTGCCCGTGTAGAGAGGGCCGCGGATGAGATCAAGAACCTAGAGAAGCTTTACGACCCGAGTGCGCTCCGGCAGGCATTCTTGTCTCAGTCTGGCGTTGCTTCAATTCCCCCTCAAGATTTTGCAAAATTTGCCTATGGGCTTGAGCCGACGGAGGGGAGAAAGAGATATGTTGATTATCTCAAGACTCTCAAACCATTTTTTGACGTTCCTTATTTGAACATTGAAAAAACTCGTAAAGGCCCGAGAATTTCGGAGCATGAAGGGCGTCATCGTTCTTTGGCGTTAGAAAGCGAAAAACAGCCCGCATCTTTAATTCGCGTTTATCCGGAAGGTTCTCTCGTTCCCGGAAATCGGATAATGATGACGCAAGAGGAAATGATTGAGGCGATGCGCCGAGAGCTTGGCGAAGATCGTATGGTGATCCCTCAAGACGATACTTTTCCCGAGCAATTCCCCGACATCTACAAGGACGGCGGTTCGGTCAAGATGGGGCGAGGCGGCAAGATTCTGAGAGATGTTACTCAGATGGCCGTGGAGTTGAAGGGTAAGGGAAAGGCATTTAAAGCGCCTCAAGACGTCGCATTGTCTCGCGCTCAAAAGCGAGCCACTGAAATTCTTGGACTTCCCCCCGATAACACTCCAGAGCAAAGAGCCGCTGCGCTTGGTTATGTTGATTATCTTCATGGAACTCAGCGCTTAGATCGTTTGCTGGAGAAGAAAAGTATTAATCCTAAGCGGGCAACATCTGGGCCTATGCCATTCGGGACGGACAAGCCTGAGCTTGCGTCCAGTTACGCTACCAATAAACCTGACACATCAAGGATTGCTCAGGATGTTGGTGAGCTTGAGCATTACTTTCAAGTCGATCCAAAATCTCTGGGTATTTCTGGTCGCTCTCCTATTTCAGTGGAAAGAAGTTGCCATTTCCTTCCCGCCGAGAAAAAACAAGAGATAATGGAAAAAGCTCGCCGTATTGGATATGAAAATCCAGAAGAGGCTACGGGTCCGTTTGTCGTTCATCCTTCTGAGGGCGGCGCTCCCTTTCCAGCAAGTCATTACGATTACATACTGAGCCGAGAGGCTAGGGGCAATCCGTCAACGGCTTTGCGCCGGCTTTACGCTGAAAGCGGGACACTTGATCCATATCAGCCTAGTGAGCTTGCTGAAATTTATAGGTTGGCTGGATATCCGCATGAGATTTCTCAAGTTAACGCTCCTTGGACTGAAGCGCAGGGCGTTCTTTTGGGGAAGGCTAGGATTACTAATCCTTTAATGACGAATGATTATGATGCGATCAATGAAAGAATTATTCCTTTCCTGAAAGATAGATTCGCCAAAGATCGTTCTCGCACTAAACCGGGCGCTGATCCTTGGGCGAAAGAATCTCGATTCACTCCGAAGGAATGGGTTGATCAGCTTGAGCAAGATACCGCGAAGGGAACGAACTCGTATGTCTGGACTTCCATCCCGGACAAGGTAACTGAGGCGCTTAAAGAGGTTGGATATAACGGAATCATTGACACCAGCGGTAAAGGTGGTGGTCTTGAGAGTAAAGTAGTAATTCCTTTTTACCCATCTCAAGTCCGCTCAAGGTTTGCCGCCTTTGATCCTACTGAGACTGAAAGTCCCGACCTTCTGAAAAAGGACGGTGGTCCGGTCCATCTGAACGGTGGCGGCAATCCTATTGACGAGGCAATCAAACAGGCAAAGATGGCCGGCGCTGCTGGACGTCCTATTCGTCAGGCTGCTCCTGTGGACATTGACCAGATGCGTCGAGAGCTTGAGCAAGCCGCGGCTGAAACTGCTGCGCTTAAAGCTCGACGGGAACGCGAAAAGATTGAGGCGATGCCTCCGGCTGAGATGAAGCCTTACGATCCGACCATCCGGCAAAGACTCGCTGAAGCTGTCACGAAAGGTCTGCGGTCGGTGTCTCCCGCTCCTCGTGCTAGGGCTATATCCGACATCCTTACCGGCGGCGTTACGGGCGGCGTTGGAGTCGCTGACGTCGCTCCGTTCGTCGGTGCGGCTATGGCGGGCGAAGAGGCGGCTAGGGGCGCTCAGGAGGCTATAGAGCAGGGTAATTATGGTGAGGCTGCGCTTCAGGCTGGTATCGGTGCGCTGTCAACGCTTCCGGGATTGCCTGCGACTGCTCGCGCTGCGAAGCCAATCGTTCGCCACGCCGGCAAGATGATTGACGAGGCTATGATTACCGGACAAGGCCCGCTTGCTGGTGGACTTTCGGCTATCGGGCCAAAATTTATAGTCAAGCCGAAAGGTGGAAACTGGCTATTAGGTAGCGTTGAAAGCGCGCTGGAGCCATTGAATGTTACTGTTCGTGAGCCGGGTTATTTAGCGCAAATACGCGCTGATGGTGACGCGGTTGATGGTCTTTACGATGATGTTCTTTCTCAAAACAAAAATGCGGAACTTATTAACAATTGGATCGGAAAAAAGCTCACAAAATACTTTAAAAATGAAATGGGTACGCAGGAAGACCCTTTGCGGGCTTTGGCAGAACAAGGGATTTTGCATTATCGACCGGATATTGGGGCGGTCAGAGCAAAAGCTCATCGTCAACTTGCC